CACAGGAGGACGTTGGTCAACTTATGCACAACTAGGACTTAAATTATCTTTAAGTACGCTCTTGAAGCAGGTTATTGGAGATTCCAGCGCTTTCAGTGGTCTTAATAATAAATTCGGAGCATTGGGAGCTATAGAAGGTGCAACTGTAGAAGAAAGACAAGCTACAGCGATTGCTAATATGCGTAAGAATTTAGCTGAAATAGGGTTTGCAATTGTACTGCTAAGTATGGGACTCTCTTTAAAATACATGTTAGCAGGTGAGGATGATGAGAAAGCCAAAGCTTACTATAGGTTATTAATTAATCAATTCTCCAGAGTAGAAGCTGATATATTCTTTTATATGAACCCTGGTACTGCGGAACAGATTCTAAGGAATCCTATACCAGTAATGAGTTCAATAATTGACTTTTATAAATTAGCAGATGTTGCGATGGAAGAAATTTCAATGTCTGAAACAGATTGGGAACGGGTGGGAAGATATGGACGTAAAGCGTTCCCGATTATTAACAATGTCGAAAAGGTTAGATACCAAACTGAGATGGTTCTAAACTAATAGTTACCGACGCCTACATAAAAAGGGGGGAGCTTAGCGCCCCTCCTTTATTTTATTGCTTGTCTTTTTTAAACCAGCCATCTATTTTACTATTTATATTAAACTTAGATGGGGAGTTTAATAAGTGCCACCATAGAAAAGTGAAAAATATTCCTCCTGCTAAAAATCCTATCATACGATTAAAAATTAGATTGTGAATTGAGACTTCCCAAATTAACGGTGCGCAGAATCACGCACCGCTATAAATGGGCCTTGTCGGGTAACATCTTTATTACTACTCAGAAAAGAATCCTGATTGTTGAGACAATCCACTGGCAGCATAACTTCTAGAACTACTCAGTACTGATGATCCTCTTTTACTCATTGCTTCACGAACACCTGATGCTGATTGAACATCTTCAACACTAATGTTAGAGTTTTCAATACCACATCTTTGAGCCCATAGTTTAGCCTGATGATCACCTTGTACAGCTATAAGCATACCTTCTTTACGAGCAGCTTCTACTACTGGTTTAACAGTATGAGACTCTGTTCCTCCACGATACCTAGTAGAAGAATAATTCTCACCTCCATCAGTGAATACCACAATATTCATTTGATACTTCTTACGATCCTTTTTAGTGATTTTTTTACGTACTAGCCTGATACCTGCTATCAGTGCATCATTAAGAGCAGTGGCACCTAAAAGAGAATAATGAGTAGGGATAGCTATAGTAGAAGTTCTGCTAAACTTTCCTGTTTCTACATAAGAACCAAATTTAACACGTGCAGTATAGTTAGGAACTGCTTTTGTATCTTCGGTTCCCATTACTTCGTAATGTTGCCTAAGACCTGCTAAAGCACTTTCCTCTTTACCTAGCATAGAAATAGAATGATCTTCTACAAGTACTGTGTAGATTTTCAAATCTTTCTTTACAGTTGCTGTCTTCTTCTTAACAACCACTTTAGTTGTTGATTTTACTTCTACAGTATACAACCTTTCTTTAGACCTTTTCTTAAGGTTTCCCAATGGGGTGAAGTCATCTCTGGTTATATCCAATCCCATCTTTCTAGCATAAAATACATGCTCTCTCATTCCGGGATCATTCGTTGCCCAATTAGGTAGGCGACCTGATGCTGTTTTTACCTTCATTTTGCTATGTATTTAACGTTATGAACAATAACCTCTTTGATTGTTCTATGATCTACTTGACGAATTGGAGTACCTTTATCAACCTCTAAGTCAATCATATTAGAACGTCCTAAATTAGTATCCTGTGAAGTGAAGTGTCCAATAAGAGTACGATCTTTACCGTCTTGTTTCACATACTTCACTTGCATAACAGCATCACCAGCTGTAAACAATTTCTCTGCGAGAGCGTTCTTACCTACTTTTTCAGTTTTATCGAACTGAATAGCTGAGTTAAGACTTTTCTCAATTAAATCCTTACCTTTAATGGTAAGAGATGTACCAGAACTATCTTCAACCTGAAGACTAGTAGCTGTTTTACTTTTCACTACGAAATAGTTTGTGTAACTAAGATGCTCACCTTTTGCAATGTCCTTAATTTTAACTGACATATAATTCGGGTTTGTTAAAAACAAAAGGGCTATGCTAATGCATGCCCTTTCATTTTAAATTGATGAATAATGTTTTTTAGAATTTCCTCTGAGAAGTGCTCGGTAACTTTGTTCGGTGCTATCCAAACTTCTTGTTCACCTATTGATTGACCTATTCTTTCTTCTTGGTACTCTTTTAAAGATCCATCTTTTTTAAGAATCTTTATTGGAGTACCTTTTTTCTCCAGATTAGGTATTATCATTTCTTTAGCCTCTTCCGAGATTGTTGAGTATTGCCCTTCTCTATATTTTATATAGTCTTTTTTAAAGAAAGGCACAACTTCTAAAACATACATTACAAAATTACCTTCCAGTATATCATAACTTGCTTTAAAAGTTGGGAGTCCTTCAAGGTATTTCTCCACTCCTTTGAAATGTTTAGTACCTTGAAATCTTAATAATAAAAATATATGGTCTTTACCATACTCTGACTTTTCAATCGATCCCATTCTTGCGTCAAACAGATAAGCATTAACAAAATAAGGCTCCATCTGCTTACGAAGAATCCCAGCTAGTGGTAATCCTAAATTTGACGTTAGATTTCTTCTAACAATAGGTTCTACACTCATTCCTTCTTAAGTCCTACGATAAGAGATCCGTCTCCTTCATAGTAAGCTCTTGGAAAATCCCATAAGTTATTTTCAAAGTGCCATTTCATTTCATCCAATAAAGTTTCAACTTCTCCTTTAGCTATTTTTACTGAGTCTATATCAGGTGAGTATACAGCTGTTTCAAAATTGTCTTTAGTTTGAACCACTACTATGTAAGGAATGATCTTATACAATTGAGCATCTTCCCCAATTGAATTTAAATAATGTTTAGTCGCTATAATATATAGATACATCTGTCTATAATAGTTATAAAAACCATAACTATCCGAAAAGAAATGAACACTCTTCGAAGTGGTTTTTAAGTCTATCATATAAGCAATCTTCTTTTCTTTGTCAATAACAAGCCTATCTAGGATAGAACGCATAGTAAAATCATACCCTGGATATTTCCAAAGAATCATAATCTCACTATGTCTATCTGCGAAAGGCATTCCATATAAGAGCTGTGCAGCTAGTTTATGGTTACCTGTGGACTCTTTACACGTTTTAACTTGTGTAAGCTCATAGGGGCTCAATGGAGCCTTGTCATCGGTAAGTGTATTTAGAAACCTATGGTAGTTTTGCATTATGTCTTCCGACGTATACCTAACTATCACTCTGGGTAGTAAAGGATTCTTAAATCCTGCTATTCGGTAGGCATTTTCATACCTTGATTTCATTTGCTCATCATCATATATAACACCTTGTATTTCTGTTCTAGCTAGTTCTTCGATAAACTTCTTATACATAGGAGATGGCACCTCATTAGGAGCCAATACGTACCTATCATAGAATTCTTCGGGTTCTAACACAAAACAGTGTACTGCTGAACCTAGACTCAAAGCTACACTAGTCGTTTGACTGTCTCTATAGTCTTTGTATCTTCGGTACGATCTTGGTGATACAGCGAATGCGTTAAGCCCTGAATGGCTTATCGTTTCTTGCTCATATCTGTCTTTTGTTAACATACTTAAATCTCTTCGATTACGAATACTAATTTCCGATCATCGAAATGACCGACTGGAATCCATTTTACCTCACCAGAGGCACCAATATAAGCAATATTATCGTCTATAACAACTCCTTCTTGCACCAGGGTGTCATTAAATGCTTTTGTCCAAATCCATTGGTTATCAGCATCCCACGTGGGTTGATAATCTGCTTCTGGAACTTTCCAGGATAGTCTCGAAACGCCCGTTTTTCGATCTTTAATACGTCTAACAGAACCAAAATTAATTGGAGCATGAAACTCTAACCTAACTGAGATGGGCGGCTTGAGATTCCAATCACTTGAGACATATGTCTTTAAGTAATCATGCATCTCCCTCATCAACTTGGCTCGAATGTGGGGATTCATACCACTATAAATGCTTTGACCATTTATCTTTCGATACTTAGTCTTAGACGTTGGTACATGTGTAATGAATTCCGGAATCTCTACACTAACAGTTTTTTTACCATTAGATGTAGAGACTTTTGCTTTTTTACGGGAAGTTCCCATATTCGAGTATTAGGTTAGCGCTTAGTAAAGCGAATTTAATATATTCTCATGTTCTTGTGCTGCAGCTACAATTTTATCTATAGCAGCATCTTTATCTTTACGATATTTTGCAAGTTCAAGAGTTACTTCCATCTTCTCATAATCTTTATAATCAGAAGGCAAGTAAATATCTGGGTTCTCACCAGTAGCAACAGACAAAGGATAGTACTCACATACTCTCATCTTAGTATTATTATAGTCTGTTGGTACAGCTACAACATTACGTGGATTAATCAAGCATTCAAGAACTACTGAACTGCTTCCTCCAAAGTCTCCTACATAAGCCATAGATCCTACATGGAGACCTGTACTACAAGATACATTTGGATTATTATCACATTCACTTCTAGGCATAGTAACAGGAGTACCTACTTTGATTACCTTTCCATGAGGCCCACTAGCAAACGGTTGAAATACCATTGATGATGTAGGAGTTTTTTCTACTACATCACCTGTATCTTCATCATACTCTATAATTTCCTCGCCAGTCTTCTTGTCATATCTACCAGTAAAATTAACTGATTTATATGCTACAAAGTATCCGTGGTCTGTGATTGGATGACCGTTATGCTCTAAGAACCCAAACAGTTGCCTTTGAACAGCAGGATCAGGGTTACGACTTAATAGCATCCAAAAATTAGTAATGGCTTCTAGTTCAATTCCTTCATCAATGTATTGTTTAACCATTAATGCCAACTCGGAAGGGATAGGTTGAGATACTCCTGCAAGGTATAAGTTACCTTTAGAATCTATTTCAAAGCTATCATTTTTCTCAATTACTTGGCGGTAAGGGGATTTAACTAATTCTAATAATGTCACTACAATATCAGCACGTATATCTTGATCGTGTGTAATATTGTATTTTCTAACTAATTCTAATGCTTCCTTAATACTAGGATTAGCATTCATTACTTCGTAAGACTTTCCAGCGATTACGATAGTAGTATTGTTAGAATTTCTTTTTGCAATAACCATTGACATTGTGTCTTGATTTATTGTTAATGTAATAATAAAGGGACTCTATACCCATTTTGAGTAGGCAGTACAAATTGAGGATTATCAATTCTTTTACCACATACTTGTAATAACTCTTCAATTTCTCTAGCAGTAATATGGCTATTATTACCAATTACACTTCTAGGTATATTATCCATGTATTGAATAACTTCTGATGCCATTTTTAAATAGTTATATCTAAGAAGTTTCTTATCTCTAACTAATGTAACTAAGTCTCTTAAAAAGACAGGATCATGCACCATAATAGATCTATCTCGTTGCTTTGTAACAAAGTTACTGATTTTTACATACTTATCGTACATAATTTGATGTACACCTTTTAATTTTCTTACTTCTGTATAAGAGTCAAGAAAACTCTCTAGTATCATAGCTGTCGCGTAATCTCTAATTGAATCGTGCAAAGTTTGAAAATAATCGTTAACATTAATTAAGTTACCTTTAAGTTTCTTAGCTAGTTTTTGATTAACTAGTAACACTTTAAAATTCTTTGTGCCACTAAGTATATCAGAAGCTCTGAAAAGCATTTTTCTATCTTCTGCACATCCATAAACACCATTAGTTAGTTGTTTAATATCCCCTAAAGTAGCTTCACCTTGTTTAAAAGCCACTGATTGATTAACATAAACATTAGCTGCAAAGTTTACGGTTTTTTCAGTTACTATTGAAGCTTCTTTATAGAATACAGTTTGTAATCTAGCTCTTCTTTCTTCTGTAGTTTCATACTTAGCCATAACTGCATCTTCCATTTTTAATGGCACTATGTCATTATAGTTTGTTACTAAAGAAGATGTAAGTAACTCTTTCCATACTGCCGCTTGCCTTTTAGTAAGACCTTCCTGTCCCTCTTTTCGCATTGGATTAGAATGTGCTAATCCTATAACACCGTTAGCTGTTATATTCTTTCTACGAAGAACAAAAAATTCTTTTTTATCATTAGCAGCGTAGGCAGATTCATTTCTACCTGCTGAAAGATGTTCTCCGTCTTCTAGTATATACAAAGGGGAATTACGTACATTATTAAAAAGAGTAACTTTAGATTCTAATTGTTGAGTACCATTCTTCCAAAAGGGTTTAACACTTAAGCACTCAATAAAAGGTAATGTCCTATCTTTTGGGTCAGCATAAACAGGAAGTGTTACATCATTATTTTTAAAATCTTTAGTTAAACCCACAGTCGTACCAGCCACCCTGGATAAAACAGAAGTAACTGACTTTGGAGTATATAACATTCCTGATTCCTTTTTAGGAAGATATAGTTGTAGAAAATTTGTATAGAAAGTTAAGAAATCAGAACTATCTGTTAATTTTTTCTCTACTTCTTCACTGCATTTTTTAGTTATAACCTTCATCTTATCTGCAATAGCAGCAAGAGTTTTAGGTGTATATCTAATAGACTCTCTACTAGGAACTAAATCTAATTCACCAATCTTAAATCTAAGTAAGATACCAGAATTTCTATGGTACTCTAAATTTGTTTGTTTATAATCTAATGGATATACTACATTACCATGAAGAATTTTCATACTATCAACCGTATTAGTTCCATATGAACCTAAATTACGATTACCTAATGCATCTAACGGCCAATGATCTAATATATAAAAATCATCATCTGTAAAACCTAAATCAGGTTCAATAATAGTACCTACACCACTTCCAAATTCAAGCGTTTTAAAATAAAGAAGCTGTTGACTTATTTTCCTTATTACAGTATATAGGTCTTCTTCTTTTAAAGGTACACGAACTATCGTAGTATTTTTTTCAATGGTGGCTTCTTCGTTAATCAGTTTCATTACTGGAAACTTCTCGTCCCTAAATAACATATACTGTTTCAAAACACCATTGTAATAAGCATCTACATAAAAAGTATCAGAATATGAAAATGGAGATTTAGCTCCAATACCATATCCACCTATCTCTATATTGGAAGCCCTTTTAGTAGAGTCTCCAAAATTTACAAAACATTGTGCTACCCTATCAGGACTAAGTCCTACTCCCCAATCTTGAATTATTAGTTCACTAACATCATCAAGTAGTACATTACCATGCTTGATATCTATCAATGCAGAGTTACGTGAGGAGAACCAGGAGACATCATCTCCCTCCTCTAAAGGTCTAAGACCTTTTACCTTCATTTCACGCTCTCTATGAGCGTCTATTGCGTTTGATGTTATCTCACGTACTATTGAACCCAGAGGATCAGAGTATAAATTTATAAGTGCGTCAATAACTATCCCTTCAGCGTCTTTTGAAATACCAAATTGATGTTCTTCACTTTCACCTATTACTTCTTTAGCACCTTCTGGTGCTCCTATTATTCTTGCCATGCTCTCATAGATTTATAAAGATGTTCCTTACTTTCTTTAAGGGTATGTACCCTTCTGTAGTCAGATATATCTTTAAGACCATATGATTTACCAATACTATACGGAGATTTTCTATCTCTACAGTTTTGAATAAAAAATGGTTTAACCTTAGGATACATCTTACGCATACGATTAGCTCCTATCACTCCGGCGTATTCAAAGTCTTGTAATATCCAAATTTCATTAAATCTAGACTCCAATTCTTCCATTACACTAGGTTTAATAGTAGATATCTCTTGCTGCATTGCAACTGAGAACTCTCCCATAGTACGTAATACCATTACATCTTTTAATGACTTTGTAATAATTAATCTTCTACCACTTGCAGGGAGTTGATCCCATCCTTGTAGTATTGAAGGGTTAGTGTTGGAAATCCAACGTCCATCTCCTTTAGAAGCTTCTGGTCGATATATTTTCCATGTATAGTTTCCATCTTTATGAAAGAGATAACCATATACAGGAGAATTTACAATCCAATTCCAAAATCTTCTACCGTTAAGAGTTACCCAACGAGCAGGATAGACCTTGTAAAATTCTAATAGAACTTGTCCTATACCATATTGTTTCCAATACCACAAAGAACTTATGCTCCACTTGTATGCTTTAATTCCTATTGAAGATGTTCCTGTAACAGTATTCTTTGTTACACTATGCCTACGAACAGGATTAGATGCGACATAGCTTTGAGGTATTTGAAACCCTAATTCCATATCAATATTAATTCTTATAAGAGCACCGTACAAATCTGTATGATGCATTAATGCCACTAAATCAAATATATCCCCAAAAGGACCCCTAGACTGGTCTTTCCACATTACCTTATTATATAACTTAGATACATAAATAGATAAAGAAGGATGGTCGTCTATATGAAATGGGGATTTGATTGTATTACCTGGTTTAGCTCCTGAACCTAGATAGTAAACATACAACTCTCTGTCGTCTATTCTATCTAATATTGAAGTTCTAGTTAAAGGGATATCAATTGCTTTTCCTAATTCTATCATAGAAGAATAAAAAAGGGGTACCCTATAACAGAGTACCCCTTGTATTAAACCTTGTAATGCTTAAAATGGCGGAGTTTCACCACCGTCTACTGCTGCTGCCTCAAAAGGCGATCCTGCAGCTGATGGGGCTAAATCTGCTGGATTATCATCCGCTGACTTAGTTAACTTGTCAATGCCTCCATCTTCAATAGACTTCAATTTTAATCTTGTATCAGCTACTGGTATACTAGCAAGCTCCAAGAATGGAACATATTTAGGTATACTTACAAAGTTATTGTTGTTATACACTAACTTAGCACGTAAAGGTACTGATGTGAAATCAATCGGGTCTAAAAGAGCCTTAATAGCTTTAAACATATCTCCCCAAGTTGCAGCCTTAGGCAACGGTGTTCCTTCTGGAACAAACTTAGTAATGATATGCTTCAGACGTTTAATCTTGGACTCTGTTTTCTTCTCTACTCTTTCATCTGTTGCATCCACATCAAACTCAAAATGATAAACAGAAGCACCTGCTTCATCTGTAAAAGCAAACTTAATGAATGGGGAACCACTTGTAGCAGTACCTGTTTCTACTCCACTCATTGTAACTTCAATAATTCCTGTTAGTCCGTCGTTAATAATTTTAACCTCTGAACCTTCGGAATTTACGCCATCAAATTCTAACATATTATATAGAATAAATGGTTAACTTAATAATAATGTTTACATTGTTCCATCAGTGAAATCAATGGTAGAATCTGTTGGGTCTGGAGTTAAATCTCCAAAATCACTTAATTGATCAGTATTTTCCTCAGTACTTTTATGAGGATTCTCACCCTCATCCATTGTTATTGGTAGAATATCCTCAAGAATAGTAGTTTGCAAATCACTACGTTTAACATCCTCTTCAGTAGATAACCAGTGTACATCAGTACCTTCAATGTTATCAGCAGTAATATCTACTTTAAGACTAAAGCTCAATTCACCAGAACTATTATAGATTTTAGAGAGTTGCTCACAGTGATATTTGTTCTGAGTATACCCTGTACCTGAAACAGTGCACCCTTGTGGGTCTTCACTTGTTTCATCTATAATGTATAGTCCTGCTCTAGTAGCAGTTTCTACATTAGGCTCGTATCCAAAACCAATCTTCTTTCCTGCAAGCGCTAGCTTATTACGTAAGCTAACTGCAAACTGAATTTTTGAAGTAATTGTATTAACCTTTATGGTAAAGTTTTCTTTACCTAGAGTGGTGTCTCTGACTATTTTTTGTGCAATAAAATCCATTTAACCGTTATTATATTGTTCTATTTGTTTAAGCACGTAATGTAGGTCGTTTGGAATTTTTGCATTCTCAAACATACCTCTCGGCGATTTAGCCGTTGATTTACCATCACTCTGAGTCAGGAAATAATGACGAAGTGCGCCCTCTTTAGCCATTGGGTCTATGTCAGCTATTAAAACTACTGTGAAGAGTCCTTCAAGAGTAATCTTATCATCTAACAATTTACCAATAGTCTTCATTTTAGTGAAGATTTTACCAGAGTCGTTTCGCTGTGTATCCGAATGGCTTAAGAACACAACTGTAAGATCGTCACGCATTTGTCTTGCGTAATCAATTATCTTAAAGATATGCTGGGCCATTTCAGTGAACTTATTAAATCCTGTCTCTTGTGCACGCTTCATATATTCAAAACTCATTACATATTGAAAATCATCTAATACGACAGTTTTAATATGTGCAAAGTCTTTACCATTTAAAGCTGCTAAAGATTGAAGAATCTCAGCATGGTTGTGCGTTGAGTGATAGTTACGTTTATCTCTAGAATATTTAGTTTTCCACCCTCTAAAGGGAAGGGGTTTACCAACTACGTTTAAGATAAACGTTGATTCGGGGTCTAAGGTCTCTTGTGAAGTACTCTTTCCAGAGCCTGATTCACCGAGAACTAAAACAGTATTAGCCATCAATTATAATTTAGATGGTTTATGCTTATAAAGTCTGCAACTAGCCGCTAGTCGCCTTCAAGGGTTAAGGTACCAGTCCCCTTCCAATCGTCTACACGATTAAAAGCTAACTTGTTCTCCATACGGGCTACGAGTGGAGTTCCTTCTCTTACCTTAAGAAAATGCCAATATAGGAAGCCTTCTGTTGACCACCCTTTTGGCCCATAAGAATCTAGTCCATTTTGGAAAGGATTCATTGACACCATTACGATATCAGAAAACTGGAAACAAGCGTCTCCACCAAATATGTCCTTCTTCTTAGGGAAATTTAAAGAGGGTTCTACTATACGTTCAGTCTCTTCAATTGATCTGTTCAATTGAGTTAATAGAACAAATGATACTTGTCTGTTGTTCGCATAGAACCACTTTTTAGCATTATTCATCCTACTTAATAAATCAACTAAGATCTGGCGCTCTTGTTGATCAGAATGACCTTGTACTAAAATAGTATGGTCTAATAGAACTAGTAGTCCTCTCTTGTATTTAGAACGCTTACCAGTTTTAAACCCTTGCTTGTGTGAAAAGGAAAAGATTGTTTGCATTACCTCTGCTACTGTCCCTGCTTGTTCAACATAGGATATAGGGAGTTCCATCATAGACGGCGCTGCTGCTTTAACTCTTTCAAAGTCTTCATCACTTAGGGTTTCTCCGTGTTTACCAGAGTGCAGTTCTTGGACAGTGAGTTTAAGTTCACGACTTAATTTACGTCCTACCAAATTACGAGCCAGCATCTCAAAATTGAAACTAAGAATATCAAACTCTTCCCAAGGGTTAAGTGAGAGTACTTCAGTTTCAAGCTGATTCATGATAGCAGTTTTACCACTACCTGACATCCCTCCTAAAGTATGGATAGTATGCCACTCTATTCCTCCCATGGATACCCAATTGTATTTAGTCCATGGAGTTCTTAGAGAGCGTACTCTTCCATCTTTACGAGCTTCAATGTATTCTAACTCCTCTGCAATAGAGTCTTTAATAGAGGTTACTTGGAGCTCTTTAGCATCATATGAGATCTTCGCCATACTTACCTGTGGATTTTGAAGTTGTTACATCGTTAGAACTTTCTAACAAATGTTCTGCCTTTTCCCAATCTTGTCCGTTCACATAGGACTCCATTGCTGGGAAATATTGCATAGAATTAGACCGTTTCTTATGGGCTACGTCTGCTTTTAGGCACTTCATTACATATTGATGTTCTTCTAATGTCTTAACCTTAGACTCATACTTCTTCTTCATGGTCTTAGCTAGTTTAGTATCTAATCGTTGCGTCTTTAACGCTCGGTATCCACCTCCTCTAGCTGGGACTTTCAAAGGGTACTCTGAAAAGAATTCCCAAAAATATGCATCACTAAATCCAAATAGCTTCCTTAAGCTTGCTCTATTAACAACTGGTGGCGTCATAGACACCATATATTTCTCTAGCTGTTTAGTCGTTCCTGCTATCTCACTTAATCGCTTAGCAGTGTTTGGTTGACCTTCGTACATAAGACGAAGCCAAACATATTGATTAGCTGTTATATTAAGAGCAATCAATTCATTCACATCTATATGTATTAGCATGTAGCGTGTATTTGAATTACTAGTTATAATTTTTAAAGGTTCACACTTTCAGGTGGTCTGTTACTCTCTGTACCGGTACCTCTACATTTAGAACAAGGAACTAATTTATTTCCTTCTTTCCTTTGTTTACTACCTACACATTTAGAGCAAGCTCTTATTGGGAACTTACCGTATCTAGTCTGTACTTTTAGACTTTTGGGTTTTATGGAGTTTTTCATAAGTGTCTTCTGAAAGTGAGGATAACTCATCCTGATACGCAAATACATACTTACGTGTCGGGTCTAAGTCTTCCATAATTGGATGATCCTTTAATATAGGTTGATTACTAGGAAGAAAACCATAGATATGTTCAATTAAATATCTCTTTTGTTTTCTTGGAGTACCTTTCCAATTTTTTCTCTTACCTACTTTAGGTGGAGATGATTTGTCAACTTGTCCTATTAGACGTGTAAACTTCATAGATTCTACTATGCCTAATGATACATACTTGACTGGCTGATTTGGCACCAATTCTTTTGATGCCTTTTGAGTTGTTTTATTCACTTTATTATCGCTAAATATACGACTTAATAATGTCTTATACAACATCTTCTAGTAATTCTTTCAACTCAGTAAGTGACTGGACATAAGAAACTTGCGCTCCTACTTGTTTAGTCATATTGTACTGGGATTGGTATAACCAATCTTCGTCTTTTGTATCAGGAATATATAACCGAACTAAGAAAGCCTGTTTCCCTTCTTCGACTCTAATTATACGTCCTAATTGTTGAGTTTGAACTAATTCAGATGATGTACCTGCGTGTATTATAGCGAAAGATACGTATGGAAAATCAGCACCTTCATTTAGGCGCTTAGCTGAAACCAACATATTTACTGGTTTGTCTACATCACAAAAACTTTCTATGATTGCATCTTCTACTTTACCTTTGGTACCACCATGGTAGTACTGAGCTCTTGCTCCCACTTCAAAGGCAATTTCTTCTACATCTTTCGTGTACTGTGCAAATACAAACCCATATTTATCTGGTACCCAAGAAGAAATTTCTTTAGTAGCAATCATTTTATTAACTGCACCATAAAGTAACCTCTTTCTTTTACCAATTAATCCCCAAGGGTTAATACCCTTTGCTTGTAAGTCATCTATAGTAGATGAAACTTTTTTATACTCTGTTTTCTCCTCTATTGTAAAAGGAACAGCTAAGTTAAATACTCTATATGGAGCAACTAACCTATATTTTAGGGCTTCTTGGACAGATATTTTATGCACTGTCGGTGCTATAGAGTTTAAGTAACCACGCTTACTATCTGGGATAGTTGCACTTAAACCTAATATAGCTTCATATTTGTTACTCTTATAAAATTTCATATACTCTGGAGTCAGAGTATTGTGGATTTCGTCTACAATGACTAACCCAAATTTACGACCTACCCATTTATAGGCTGATTGGATACACTCAGTATGCACCCTGGTATTATACAATTCATCTTGTCCCCACTTAGTAAATTCCTTCTCCCAAACCCTGTCACGTATAGTACGTGTAGGGGCTAGGATTAGGATATCTAAACTGCGGGAGGCAGAATAATGTTGTGCAGCAAGTATACCACAACGAGTTTTACCTACTCCTGTTGCGTACTCTAAAGTGCCACGTTGTTGTCTTTTCCACCAAAGATTTAAACCATATCTCTGGAGTTTATCTTTAATATCTGATAGTTTAGTAGCTGAAGTTATTTTTCCCATGCATCCGTAATGTTTGTATCTGACTTTAAAAGTCCAGAGGAAATACTTATTAATGCTGCTTCTTCCATCAGTTCTGTCATACGAATTTTCCATTCATTCGCAAAATACCCTGCACACTCTGTATCAATCTGATCGTGTACTGTCATAATCATTTTAACAGGTAATGATTTATCTTTTATCTCTCTTCTAATAAGAACTAATGCTGCTTTAGTCATGTCAGCACCTGTTCCTTGTATAGGAGTATTTTTACCAGCTCTCTCTATATCACCTTTCCCTTTGAAGTCCATAGAACTTCCAAACCATCTACGTCGATAATAAGGGGGCATAGTTGTAATGAATCTATTTTTAAGTGCAAACTTACCTAAATCATTTAAGAAGCCCTCAATGGACGGAAAAGAAGAAAAGTAAGTTTTAATAAGTTGAGTAGCTTCACCAATTGAAATTTGCAGTTGGTCACTAAGTTTATGCTCACTCATACCGTATGCCAAACCGAAGTTAATAGTCTTAACAAATGTACGTAGCTTCTCATGCTCCTTACACTTACACTTAGCTTGATTATACTCAAAGTAATAAGCACAATCATCTTCTGCTGCTTTAAGCCACTTATCTCCAAATACAATCTCTGCACATACAGAGTGTAAATCCTTACCTTCTCTAAGTGCTTTTAACCACACAGGATCTTTACTCCCAGTAGCTATAATACATAACTCTTGGGATTTAAAATCAGAACTGACTATCTTCCATCCTACTTCAGATGGAATAAAACAGTTTCTATACCTATTGTCTTTAGGTATCTGTTGCATATTAGGGCTAGAGGAGCTTACACGCCCCGTTTCTAATACTTGAAAGAAATTAGTATGAATCTTACCATCTGCTTTAAGATGTTTAGAAATAAAATCTTCTCCATAGGAAGTAACTAGTTTAGCATATTCCTTATATGATATATATTTATCCATAAGTACGTGCTTACCTTTATGAGGTGCTAAATCTATTTTAGCATTAACACCTTCTAAAGTAGGTACTATAACTTTTAACAAGGACAGTACTTGTTTTGGAGATGTCCATTTTATATCCACTTTACGTAAATCTTCAAATGGAGTAAACATATCTGATTGGATACCTCTTTTCATGAAGCTTGAAAATTTAGTATTTTCAATTATTAACTTATCCAAATCATATGAAATATCAACTTGGTCTATTTTAGCTTGTTTATATAATACTATCCACTTAGGGATGTCAAGTTTAAAACCATTATACTCAATATCTGCAAATGCTAATGTAACTTCATTCTCTAGCTTAACTGTAGCTTCTAGATTTAGTCCTAAGGCTTCCTCCCATTGCTCTCTAGCTATACTTATTAAGTATTCTATGTCTTTTAGACCATAGAAAATCTCTTCTTCTGTGTAAGGGGCTGAAGTTCTCCCAATGAAATTTCTTCTAATGTCTTTATTCATTGATACACTACGTCTACGAAGTAATATAGCAGCTAAACTACAACTAACTTCTGGACGACCTCCATTAAGAACTCGTTCTGCTAGTATTATATCAAATACATTTTCTGTTTCAATTCCAAAGGATGAACGTAGCATATCAATATCAAACTTGGCATTAGCAAACACTTTTTTAATGCTGTGACTTTCAAAAATAGATGCTAGTAATAGAGGATCCACACTTCTAGTATCTATTGAATACTGGTTTTGTGAATCCCCTATCTGTAGCATTATCACCCTATCAACTGTAAAATCTAAACCAGTAGTTTCTGTATCTACTGCAACAATCTTTAAACCTGAACAATAGGCTAAGCATTCTTCTATTGTAGAATACTCATAACTTTCAGGAGTGAACATCGAGCTTGGCCCAATGAAATATTTGTTCATCACTCATTAATTGAAAATTCCTGCGGAACACCATTATAAAATTTATGGATACACGCAGTGTAGAGACTAACACAAGACATTAGAACTATAAATACAAGAATAGAAAAGAATACACCTAATTGAATCCCACGTTCAACGGCTGTCTTCTCTATATCTCGAACTGCTCTTACTTGTTGCTCTGTAAAATCTACTTCTTCCATAATAAAAAGATTTGGGATTACTACTATTCGTCATAGTATAATCTATATAGTATTCTGCTCTTAACATCTGGATCTAGTTTTGAAACCATAGTTCTCATTAACTTAACCAGATTTTCTTCAGAATAGTCTCTATACATATGACCACATACGCAAGGGGTTTCCCAGCATTCACTACAATCTGATAATGACATATTTATTTATTAGGTGCTGTCTGCACGCGATATTGGAGAATAGAGTGGACTCGAACCACTGACCTGATGATTAATACCATCGCTCTAACCAACTGAGCTACTATTCTCTTTTAACCTTCGTTATGACACGCGGTTTACTTTAATTAATAATCGTCAGCAATCTCTTGCATCTTCTCATTAATTTGTACTTTAATAGGCTCTACTGCAGCTATTACTAAGTCTTCAAAAGATGTATATAACTTATCTGCTTTAGTAGCTGTCTTGTTCTTACTTGTTGTAGCTAAGTCCATCTGAGTCTTATAAGAATCGATAGAAGAATTAATATCTTCTGTAGTTACATCGGTAAGTCCTTTGTAAATTAGATTCGCTTGTACTCTATCCAATATCTCTGCAAAGAAGGCAGGGACAATTTTAAGATCTTCAACTTTCTGAGCTACTTCATTCAAATCATCACCTTTAATACCTTCAGGGAATCTTTTCTCAATAAACTTGATGGCAGTTAATTGATCTAGATGTCCTAATGTGATAAGGGCTCCAATTCTCTTTCCTCGTAAGAAAGTAGGATTAATTTTCTCCAAGTGATTGGTAGTGAAAACAGAAATAATATTTCTATTCTTAGTGTCTCCTCCGTCCAATATATTGAAAATCTTATTCATCTCACCATCTCTTCCACCGTCTAAGATCAAATCAATATCTTCAACGAAGAATAGTACTCCATTACCATTGGTAGCAAGTTCACCCACAATACTAAGAGCTTCAGCAGTCTTAGTAGGGTCAGTTAAATAAACAAAAGACCAATCATTATCAATTGCTTTCTTAGCTAGTTTAAATGCTAGTAAAGTCTTACCAGTACCGTAATCTCCTTCTAAGAGAGCACCAAATTTCAATGACAAATCCATCGCTGCACACACCTCTGGACGCTCAATTCTTGCTAAAATTGGTTCCAAAGCAAAGGTAGCCGCTGCCGTCAATACCATAATTTGAGATTCAATATCAGTAAGATCTAACAACTTTGGTTGTAAGTCACCTCCCATAGTGATAGCTGCTCCTCTATAAATAGATTCATCAGCAATATAAGCATGTGCTTGGTCAATAATCCTATCCATTATAGGAGTATATCTACGTTCACACTCACCTTTTACATACATTATTCTATGATCAGTATCATAAGACATATCAATATGTGCTCCTTTACCCATGTTAGGAAGATTAACTTGTCCCCATGGAACTTTAATATGACTTCCATCAGCAAATGTTACATCCAGGGTAGTTGGTGGTTTCTCAGAAGGGCCTTTACTTCCATAAGAAGTATAATTCTGTACTTCTTTTACAGCTCTATTCAATGCTAATGCACCGTCTTCTAAGAAACAAGAGATTTTATATCTAAAATCAATTACTTGCGTACGATTCTGTACCTCTGTTTCAATCATACCTGCCAACTTCTCTAGTGGCTCGGTGTCAATTAAACTTTTTAAACGTGTTCTAATGATAAGATCATCATCATAATGTACATTATCTGATTGCTTAGCTTTAGGTTGTCTAATAATAGTAGGCTTTGAACCTTTTTTACTTGTACTCATTTGTAAATTGTTGATAGTTATTAAATTAGCCTACATTCTTGTAGCACTTTTGATTTGAAACTTTTAAATGATTCTTCTAAACAACCTAGGATAATAATATCATCTCTATAGGTAATAGTTATATCTCCAAACTTGTTTAATGGTTCTTTGTTATCTACCACTTCCTTAAGAAATGATAGTGGCATTCTTTTACCCATACATATAATTATAGGGCCCATTGGAGAAGGGGCTACCTTATAAGGTGATCCTCCGAATGTTTTACTCTCCATATGGTTTTATTTAGATATTAAGTAGATAACTGTGATAAGTATAGCATAGAGAATTATACCTAATATAGTTAACCTGACGTTTGCAGGATTTGGATCTGGATGTGGCATGATTACAGTTTTTTATTCACTCATTCTTACTGCTAATTCTATATGAAAAAGTTTTGTCCAACTTTTGGTGCTTCTTCCATAATAGTGCGATTTATAATACCCACAAGCTAGAAAATTAAGTACCTTCTTTATATGTCCTTCAGACATTTTAGCTATTGGCATTACCTTTCCCATACCAGTTCTCCATTGTTTTACTGAACTTGATTCAGGAGGAACTTTTATGTAATCATACAAATCTAATGCTTCATTCATGATGTTAAAATTATAAAAATTAATAAAAACTCTCTGTCCAAATTTCAGTTATGGAATAGCACCGCTGTTTCAGGGAAATACACTACCTCTACAATAAACACAACTGCTGATACAGTTTATAATGGTGTTATG